CCAGCAATGGATAGTTGATGTGCCGGGATAGGTACATCAGGTAAACCAACAGAATTTTTATCATTAATTATATACATCATCATTTTCATATAGTCTTTGTCATTATTGATACACGCATAATATATCTTCTCAGGGTCAAGTCCGTAAATTTTATTAGGACTAGGCCATAATCGCAACTCTTCGGAAGTCATATCATTCGGCCGCCCACGAAAATATCCAATATCACACCAACCATAATATTCGCTATCAAAATAATTATTTACCATAGTTTCATTAACAAAAAATACCTTCTCTGACCACAACATGTTTAGTTTCCAATCAACTTTATCTTTCAATAGCAGATTCTTTTCATGATTCGTTATCCAATCATCATGATATTTATAAGTATAGAATTGATTATGGGGTTTTAAAATGAGCATAATCCTGGGATTTTCTCTATATTTCTCCAAGTATTGGTAACTTTGAACATCACAATATACAACTAAGTTATATGTGTTCACATTAGATAACATATTATCTATCCAATGTAAATAAGTAGATACATCAAATTTAGCTTTAAAAAGATACCAACAAGTAGAAAACGTGATATCAGGCATTTATCTATAATTATAATTTTGTTTTTAGATACATTATAATTATAGTTTCTTAGAAGAAGATTTTTTACTCGTACTGGTTTTCACTGTCTTAACGGTCTTTGAAGTTTTGGCTTTCTTAAGAGTTTTTGCTTTATTGTTACTTATACATTCAAAGTCTAGATTACGATGGTATCCGGATTTACATTTTAAGGTTAATTTATTCTTCAATGGATTTTTCTCCAAATTCATCATGTTTTTAATTTTAGGACCATAAAGTTTGTTCACTATTTTATCTAGTTCGCGTAAAGTTAACATTTTATTTTTAGTGTATTCGTTTCCCATAGATAAACGTGGGTCAACTGTGTTTTGCAAATACAAAATCATTTCCGCAGCAAAGAAGCGATTTTCTAATAAAACCTCATCCCCTTTTAAAACAAAAGTCGTAGAGAAAATATCCCATTCCGATACCCGTAACCAATCAATCTTTTTTTTTTCAAAATGTTGAAAATAAGAACTAATAGAAAATAGGGGGTTTCCAAAATTAGGGTCAGACTCTGGTAATTCCTTTTCAAAAGCATCAAAATCATATTTATAATTACCATCTTCATCATAATCATCTTCCTCAATTTCCGCATCTTCATCACGCTGATAAAGTTTCTCTAAAATAACAGAATCATAAAACAAAGAAAAAACCAAATTTACCTCTTTAACATCATAATCTTCTTCTAAAATAGCTTTTATTCGCGAATACAATATAAAGTTAGAATGTCTAGATGAAAAAGTTAAATAATCCTTTAAATAGGTAGTCTTATTAAAGATAGAAACATGATTATCTATAAATTGATATAATTTATAGTAAATGAGAAACATATATAATTTTATTCTTTTCCCAGACAAAGTCGTAATATCTATTTTTTTTTTTGCATCTTGATTAAAATTCTCTATTAATTCATCAACAATTCCTTCTACAGAAGCTACCGTTTCAGACTCCAATTCCATGTAATTAATCAATGTTGAATTATATGTATAGTTATCATCAGAATTTACTATTTCTTTTATAACATCTAATGTATCTTCGGCCTTGGTTTTAAACGTCATTTGTGGGATAAAGTGAATATGAGATAAATTTTGTAATTTAACAGTTTCACTATCATCGTAAATATCCATGTAAAAAAGATTGGTATTGGGTTTATGATAGAGACACCTGTTATCTTTTATTTTCCCTATAGTTGTGAGCTCTTTCTTAGAATCATCTTTATAAATCAACAATTTACCTTTGATTTTTTGAACGTTTGATAAATGGTCAACTATTCTACTACATGCATCAACAAATGTATCTAGAATAATATTTGCATTATCCTTTTTAGGACTAAAATAAGTAATTACATATTCTACGTTAGAAAATGATTCGCAAAACTCATTACTGGCAATATCTTCCGTAAACTTGATGTCAAATATTTTACCAGAATTGGTCTTAAAGAAAAACATATCATTTTTAGGTATTGTTAAACCTTGACAATGTTCTTTAATCATGTCTTCAAAATCGCTTTTACCTAGGTCGTTGGTAATTTGAAATTTAATAACCTTTTTATTATCCGTCTTACGGTTCTCGTAAAAGTAATCTAAAAAACTCTCGTTCTCTTTTTTTGCATATTTTTTCTCTTTTTTAAGACGTTCTTTTTCCTCTTTATCTTTTTTATATTCTTCCATCCAATATTCTCGTTCTTCCTCTTCCATTTCACTGAAATCGGGATCTTCTTCTAAGGCTTCTACTGCTTCTACTGATTCTACACTATCTACTCTACCAATATCTGTTCCAATAGGTATTCCTACTGAAATATAATTATTATCAACTATTTTAGCACTTTTTCTTTCTAATTTTTCATCTAATGTTCTCAATGCTAAATCGGAATTAATAAAAGTTTTCCTATTACTATGTAAGCATAGTTTAGAAATTCCACTTGTCTCAAATTCGTATCCTATGCTTAAAATTTTCTTAAATGATTTATCGGATTGTAAACTTCCACCCAAAAGCATTTATAATTTAATATATAATAGAATTATAAAATACTTTTTTTATATTTATACTATATAACTTATAGAAATGAATATATTAGATAATGATAAAATTTATGGTGTACCAGAAGGTGTTTATTATGGACAAAATCAAAGAGTAGATGAATTGAATACTAGATTAAGTACAAGACATTTTCCAGATTCTCCTTTACAGCCTAATTTTGACCCCCGGTCTGTTCCAACCAAATATGCATTGTTTCCTATTATTAATCGTAGAAAGCCATTAAATGAACCAGTAATTCCCTATATAGATTATAATCAATCTATTAATTTTAATCCAGGGTCTCAACGTGCTCCTCCATCGGGCTTTTTTAACCATGTTGACACAGAAACCATCTTAAGAAATCAAGTTTTTGCTTTACAAAAAGGATGCGACCAGAATGTATACATACCATCCAGTAAAAGTGAATTATATAATCCTCAAGTTACAAAGGGTAGTCTGAATGACCCACAACCACATCCTTCCCTTTTCCAAAAGCAACAATTTGACCAATCAGCACATCCGAATGTTAAAGGTACGAATATTGGAAATGACAGATTCTTTAATCATACGAGAACGCAATTACGAAATATGGAATAATAAAAATGTAAATTAATTGTAAATATATATAATATTATTATATATGTTGAAATACTTATCTAATATTATAACCTCTACAAATCCTAACCTAGCTGTTTTACAGTTATTATTATTTTTAGCGATTGTTTTATTATCTTTTTATTTGTACAGACTATCCGAATCTCCTTATTCTAAGAAAAACAATGCGAAAGAGGGATTCCAACAAGAACACCCCTATGTACAGAAGCAAAACCAAGAAATATATGATAAGTTTTATGCAGAGATGTATGATGGTGTGAATAATCGGAATAAAATATGTCAACGGGAACTTTTCCAAATAGTAAAAATGACGGAACCTAGTACATTAAATAGTGTATTTTTAGATGTCGGCTCTGGTACAGGTTGTGTCTTGGATGAACTAACAAATTCAGGTTATGCAGCATACGGAATAGATAAATCAGAAGCAATGGTAGAATATGCCGAAAAAACCCATCCAAATATTATTATTCAGGGTGGCGACGTATTAGATCCTATGAATTATGAAAACGGAACATTTACACATGTTTTATGTTTAAACATGACTATTTATGAGATTCCTAATAAATCACAATTCTTTAGTAATTGTTACTATTGGATGAAACCCAATTCATATTTAATTATTCATTTAGTGAACCGTGATAAATTTAGTACAAAAAAATATTTGAAGAACCAAGGAATTACAACTCTGTATGATAATATTATGCCAGAATCTGAAACCAACGAACATAAAAATATTCGTAAAACAAGCGAATCAGTAGTATTTGAAGATTGTAAATATGAGGAGAAGTATGATTTTTCATCTAAAGATGAAAAAAAAACAGTGGTTTTTACACAAATATTTACTGATAATAAAAGTAAAAATATAAGACGTAATGAACAAGTATTAACGATAGAATCTATAGATGAAATATTAGATATGGCAAAACGTTCGGGATTTATTGTACATGCGAAAACTGCCATGGACCGTATTAATGGTGACGAAAATCAATATTTGTATGTATTAGAGAGAACCATGTGAGACAATGCGTTCAAATCTGTAAATTGAAATTTACAAATTATTATTTTCTATTTATAAAATATAATGCCAAGTAGCGTTACTACTATCCCCGACCCTTTGATAAAAGAGCAGAGCGGAAATATAGTTTACTATGATTCTGCGTTTCCTCCCGTTGGCAGTATTTCTAATGGCGGATATCAATATAGCATAAGATATAACGGCGAACAAAAATCAGATTTGTTTAGCTCAATCAATATATTATCTAGCACTTATGATGTTTATGGAGGAAATACATTTGCCTACGACTTGTCGTATGATAAAATTTACTTTTTTAAAAACAAAAAGATACATACAATATCGTGCAGTGACTTTTCAGCAACACCCGTTATTTTTTCAGAAGAAGATTTCATTAACCCCGCCGGAATAGAAATAGACAATAGTGGTAATGTATATGTTTCTTTAGTTAATGGGCCTGGAATTTATAAACTCAATTCTACTGGAGCATATGATGATTTTAAATTAGGAAGCAATAATTATTGGATTGATAACACCAATGACAATGGTATACTTATAGATGGTCCTTACGATTTAGTCGTTCAAAATAATTATTTGTACATGGCACAATGGAATTATATGGTAACACGCTTTCCGCTAAAAGGTACATCAAGAACCCAATTAGAAATTGTTTATGACGCCAGGTATTATTTAAAAGATAAAGCATTTCAATATGATATTTTAGCAAAGCAGTATTTTAAGGGTGTTTATGACACTTCTGCTGCTCTAGTATTAAATGAAACAATTCCATCTAATGAAAATGTATTTAGTTCAGATGGTAGTCCTGTTCTCTATTACAGAGGAGACACTGAAGGATATGGAACTTATAATAAAAATAATTGGAATTGGAATTGGATGTATGCATCCACTAGTGCTAATAAAGGCACAAATTATGATGATTACATTAGAAAAGAAAATTGGATTGGAAGTTGGGTAGTAGATTCATATCCGAGCGAACCATATAATCTTGTTGATGGGCAAGATGGATACAACGCCAACTACGATAACACATTTGGTGCTTGGAATTATGTTTACAAAATAGATAACCAAGTTTACGAATTAGCAATTGGAACAACAAAACCATGGAATAGTACTAATGTCAATATTTATGATAATTTTGGATTTAATACTATTTATGACAATGATGACAGAATGCCTTGGTGGGCTAGTATTGGACTTGATGATTTAAAACAAAGCAATACCGACCCAGATGGCGCTATGCATATGAAACATTTAACAATAGATAAAACAGACGGAACAATTTACTTTACTGTTGAGCATCCTGATTATAATTACATTTACAAAGTAACCATAGATGAACAAAATATAAGACATTGTACTGAATTGTATAAATTGCCACTTGTCCCTGATTATCCCGATATCATAAATGGATTAGTTATGGACGCTTCACAAAATTTATATTCATTGGTATCTCTTAATCATACTGTAAACTCAGATACTACATACGAAAGTAATATTTATAAACTTGGTTTTAACGACCTCGCAACTAGAAGCCAATATTATTTAGATAATAGTTCGGTATTAGTTAGAACTGCACCAAACCCATCATTACCTGTTGCATCCACTTCTTTCTCAGTACCTAATGTAGTTGCTACTGGTTTGGCAATAGACAATACTGATACTTTTTATGGCGGTTATGGTGTTGATAATGTTTACCAATTTACAAACCAATATGTGTTTAGACACGTAAATCTTCCCGATGAAGGTGACTTATCATTAACTGTTTACAATAATACGACGGAAGAAACAGTTGCTACTATAAATGTAAACGTTATATGCTTTAAAGAAGATTCTAAGATTCTATGCCTAGTAGATAATGAAGAAAAGTATATTCCTATTCAACATATTAAAGTAGGTGATTTAGTAAAAACTTATCTTCATGGTTACAAAAAGGTTGAGGTAATAGGAAGCAGTATTATTAATAATTCGGGTAATAGTGAGCGTACAAAAGATAAGCTTTACAAATACACTCAAGAAAATTACCCCGAGGTTAGTGAAGATTTGGTAATTACCGGTGGACATTCTATATTAGTTGACGAATTAAGTGAAGAACAAAAAGAGGCGACGGAAAAGTATTGGAAGATTTTCCATAAGACAGATGACAAATACAGGTTGCTTTCAGTCGTAAACAATAAAGCAGTTCCATATGAAAATTCAGGTGACTTCAACATTTATCATCTCGCATTGGAAAGCGATAATGAATTATTAAATTTTGGAATATACGCAAATGGATTATTAGTAGAGTCATGTTGCAAACGTATATTAACAAAGAATATGAACATAGAACATTAGAACATTAGAACATTAGAACATTAGAACATTAGAACATTATTACATTGTAAAGCATACCGTTGACATAAAGATTTTTTGTTGTTATATAATAAACTAACAACAAACTAATAGAAAATAATGAAAGGTGTAAATTTGACTCAGAAAAATAAATACAGAGGTTACCATGACAAAAATTTAGGAACAATAAATAAAAAATCTGGTTCAAATTATACTAAAAAATCAAAAGGTGGAGAAAGTGTGTCATTAAAACATACTAGCAAAAGCAGTGAACCTACTCCAAGAAATAGTGAACCTACTCCAAGAAATAGTGAACCTACACCAAGAAATAGTGAACCTACACCAAGAACAAAATATGCAAATAAATATTTTAAAAATTTACCAGTGTTGTTAGATAGAGATCCAGATAAAAGCAGAACCGCATTATTTCAAGTATCTTTTGAAACTCCAGACCAATTTGATAATTATGTAAATTTGAGTAGTGCAACTCCAAAAGTTGATTGTTTTTTTCAATCATTGTTTTCACTAGGATTAATTAACGTTGAGACCGCAAAAAAAAATGCCAGAGACATTAATTTAAATGGTAAAACAGGAGTAATTCCAAAGGAAATAATTAAATATATTACTTCAAGTTTTGGCCTCCATGATCAAGAAATGTACTTTCAAGAAGCTAATACAATAAGAAATAAAACTACAAATAAATTTGATAAAAAAGTTTTTAAAAAAGAAGCAGAAGGTTTTTTTAATAAACGATTAGAAAATAACCATGCAACTATATTTTCGATTAGTTTTGCAAGATACAACAAACATTATTTTCATCACGCAGTTGTTGCTTATAAATATAATGATGTAGTATATTATTTTGACCCACAGGTAAAAGGTATTGAACTAGATAAATATGCAAAATCAAAGAGCATTTTAAATATCCAGGGTTATATGCCTTATACATATGGTGCATATTATGTATATGACCTAGATGAACCAAAAGAATTGGTTAAACAAGAATGTTTAATAAAATATGTATAAGGTTCCCTTCTCAAAATATATTAAATCAAATATCTATGATTGAATATATTTTAATAGTAATTACAATTACCTTTTTAACAATGTATGCCTATATAAAAATCGCCTTTCCTTTTTGGAATAATCAACCAGTTTTCCACTCGTATGATTATTGGCGTTTTTTCTACCAAACACCATTTTATATATATAAATACAGACCAATGAAAACCAAATTTTGCGAGTTTCATCAAATAAAAACCATACCCTATTTAGAATCAACTAGTGAGCAACGAAAAGACGTATGTAATCTGTTACAATCTAATTACATTTTAAATGACCGAATTTTATTTACGATACTAGAAAATGATTTAGATGCCCAATTTACGGGCACTAATGAGCCCGCTTTTTTATCTATTTATAACGAAAAAAAATATGAACTCATTGATAAAAATATTGACTCAACATTTATTGAACAATACGAGAAAATCATCACAAATTTAAAACCAATCGGATATGTTCTCTCCAAACCTATGAAAATTTACTTCAGAGAATCTATAAATCAAAATACATATACTGAAACCCAAATATATTACATAGATATTATTTGTGCAAAAAGAGAACTTGACCAAAAAAAGATAAATCGCCAATTATTACAGACCCATGAATATAACCAACGACTCCAGAATCCTATCATTAATTGTTCTCTTATTAAAAAAGAAATAGACTTGTTTGATGGCGTAATACCACTTACTGAATATAATACCTATGTATTTTATCTACGTAATTTGAATTTTCCACCACTACCCCCACACTTTCATATCACTCATATAGATATAGAAAACATAGATAAATTAACCGATTTTTTATTTGAACAAACACATTTGGACTTAACATTGTCAAAACATTATTTTGACATATTTATTGTCGCTGATATGGGTAACTTGATATCATTAATAAAACAGAATTTATTGTATGTATATTGTCTAAAAAATGGAGAACATATTTATGGATTTTATTTTATTAAGGATGCTAAGATGCAATATGAAGATATTGAAGGGGATACTCTTCAATTAATTGGTAGTGTAATGAACTGTGATAGTCCATCACTTTTTTATTCGGGATTTCTTCATTCCATACATAATATAATAAAGAAAAAGACAAAATACAAAATGTTGTTAATAGAAGAGATAAGCGATAATTTAGTATTGTTAGATTATTGGCGACAACGTAACACCCCAATTTTTACTAATAAAACTGCCTATTATACATTTAATTTGATTTTTCCAAGTTCTCCAATAAGGCCGGAAAAATGTTTTATTTTATAGCAGGGAACCATTGGCACAATGTACCATAAGGTTGAATACAGCTATGCTGTATCAATCCCTCCTAATCCATTTTTGTTTAACAATAATCTTTTTATGTTTTATGTTTATTATATCTAATAAATATAAACATGGCCAAATTAACCTTCCACATATTACTATTTAGATTATGTATTATAGGAATCTTATTAGTAGTTATTTTATACTCGGTACTTCACGTTAGAAGTAAAGTAGATGGATTTACTAGCAAAAATTATCCTCGTATTTTAAATTTGGTTTTGTATTCAACAGATAATGGAGGACCTTATGATAAAATGCAGAAGATTACTAATAAATACTATAATACATTTTCCAATGTAGATACTTTTTACTATTGTTATTCTCCCGACTTAGAAACTAATTATAAAGTAAAAGATAATATTTTGTACATAAAAGGCAAAGAAACATATATACCTGGAATATTAAAGAAGACAATTAGTGCATTTGAATATTTTAAAGACCAATTATCAGTTTACGACTATGTTATACGTAGTAACATCAGCACCATAGTAAGATTTGATTTACTTAGTGATTATTTAAAAAATAATCCAGTTCAATATGCATGTGCCCTATGTTTTAGGGGAGATGTTAAATATTCAAGTGGAACAACAATTACGTTATCATCAAGTGTGGTGTCAAAATTAGTAGAAAATAAAGAGAAGATAGATTATTCAATTATAGATGATATGAGCATAGGAAAATTTATAATGAAAAATATGCCTGATATTAAAATGGACGAATTATTTCAGGATATTCCTAACAATGGATTCTATATGATACCGGATTTGAGTTCAGATAAAGAAAAAATAAAAAATTTCATGAAAGATAAGGAAATTGTGTTTTTTAGAAATCGCGATGCAAACGAAAACCGTGAGTTAGATGCAAATCAAATGGGCCTTATTGTAGATATTTTGTTAGACCTGAAACCATGAATCATCTTCTAAGAGTTTGAAATATTGAAATGAAACATTAAGTTTATTATCGGCACTACCTAAGTATATATTAATGCTCAATACATAAATCTTATCAGTACTTGATTTATATAATGCATATGTATGATGTCCACAACCATCAGAGCCGAAAATATTATAGGAAGGTCCAGGTGTTTCCTTTATTTGATGATATAACCGTTTTCCGTATATCAAATCTCCGGTTGATATTGCAGGATAGCTCATGTCCTTTGGGTCTGAAGAGATAAACTCATCAATGTTATCATATTGTTCTTGAGAAAGCGGCATTTTCTGTGGAGATATTTTATTATCATAATTATAATATTCAAAAACGCTTTCAATTTTTTAATAATTTACTTAAAAAAATTGAAAAATAATATAAAACTATCTCCTGAGTAACCAATAATACGTCATTTAATATGTCCTTGTTAAACAAACTATTTCATTTTGTCCTACTCTGTTGTAGTAAGTATAATATTGACGAATCACATGGACTATCACATAGTATGAATGTCTTAAGATCCGTCAGTGAAATATACGAAGAAGAAGCTGAAAAATTTCCAATTATTAAACAGCATGAAAAAATAATCTATGTATCGGCAATTTTGCATGATATGTGTGATAAAAAGTATATGGAGCAAGATGAAGGTATTAGAGAAATTGAGTTATTTTTATGCGATAAAATGACAGCCGTAGATATAAATGTTGTAAAATTTATTATTTCTACCATGTCATATTCACATGTGAAGGTAAATGGGTTTCCAAATTTAGGACCATATAAGCGTGCATATCATATAGTTAGAGAAGCAGATTTATTAACCGCCTATGATTTTGATAGATGTATGATTTATAATATACATAAAAAAAAAGGAAATGTAGAAGATGCGTTTGAAGATGCATCTAATTTATTTCAGAATAGGGTGTTAAAACATAATGAGCATGGTCTATTTGTAACAGATTATTCTAAGAAAAAATCGCTTATTTTGGAATCCGGTGCATTACAACAAATGAGCACATGGAAAAAGTTATTGAAAAATCCAGTTTTGTAATTAGAAAAATTCATAAAAAATTGAAATCTTTTTTATGAAAAATAAGAATTGATATATAGGTCATCAACAATATGGATTTTGAATTCTGTGGTTGTGTTAGGAATGAGAAGGGGGATTTGGGAAAGAGGTTGAAGGACATTTGGGACGAGGTAGTGGAATTGTCGGAGGTAAAAGACTGGGACGAGTTTCAGGATGAACTGAGTGATGTGGTCTTTGGTCTAGGTAGGTTGGTGGGGTATTTTAGGGGAGTGAAGTATGTGTCTCTGTATGGGGACAGGAGGTGTGTGGAGAAAAAGGAGAAGAGGATGAAGGAATATGGGTGTACGAGGAGTAGGAGACATTTGGTGGAAGGGAGATGTTGTAGTTTGTGTAAGTAAAAAAGGGATTATAGAATCTAAATAAAAAACAACATCAAATCACAAAAATAACCCTGAATAAATTTAAAGGAGGGGTCATAGGGGTCTGAAACAGCATAGCTGTATCCAACCTTATGGCACATTGTGCCATTGAGGAACCTTGGTTCCCCCTACTAGCGGGTATATTTACCTGACCTAGAAAAAGAATCTACCACAAAAATAATAAAAACTCCCAAAAACGTGTACAAAATGAATTCTTCTGTAATATTATTCGTTCGTTCATGACCTTGTTCCTCAAGTAAATGTATCATGTAATTTATTTTTTCCATTATTCTATTATCACCTATGCTTGAACCCGTACCTATTGCATTTCCAATTCCCATATTTGCATAATAAGGTTTCTGTGCTAACTGAGCTGGCGGTTCATAACTACGTTGATAATTACTTAATCCAGTAGATGAACTATTATTGGCACTATATTGGACAGAAGATTTACTGTCGTTCATAGCTTGTAAATAAGACGGAACTGGTAATGTATATATTTTAGCTTCTGTATGTTCATCCATATCTTTTTTACTATTTAATGAAGGTGGGTCTATTGGCGAAAAATTACCCATTTTATTATCACCACTCGGCTCAGAAGATGTCATTTTATCAAGTAAATCATTTACTCTAATATTTCTTTTCTCTAAAGATTCTTTATGTTCATCAATCGTGGTTGGTTGCATTTTCCTTAAATTTTCTGATTCTCCATCATAATCTAATTCACCCGCGCTCTGTAAATCGGGTCGTAATTTAATAGTTTTTCTCATAGTTGGTTGTCTTTTTTTAGATATTGTTTCATCGTTTGTCCATGTAGATGCAGATGTTACTAAAGAAGACATAATTTAATTTTTTAGAGTACTTAAAAAATAAATAGATTTTATTTTTACACCTTTTTAACAATAATTCTTTAATTTCTTATTTGAATTTTTATAAAATAACAGTATTATATAAATAAAAATGAAATATACACATAATACGGTAGCTCAATTTATCCCAATTATTGTAATATTCATGTTATTATCCTATTTTAGAGAATTAGTTACGTTCACGAATACAATTTTAGGAAAATTATTAGCAATCATCATCATCATGTTTTATGCATCTATGGATAAATTTGTAGGTCTTTTTGTTTGTGCTTTAGTTATTTTTTATTATCAAACAGATGTGTATGAAAATATGCTAAACATGGACACGGTAGATACATTAGATATTGAAGATTCAGTAGATATTGGAGATACATTAGATAATGACCCTGTAGATGATTATGTTTATCTATCAAACGAAGAAAAAGAGGAAAAACTTAAAAAAGAAGGGATGATTGATTATGTTGACTTATACAGTAATGATTTTGATAAAGATATTTTATTTTCAAATGAAAAAATTCAAGGACAGTTTAAAAAAGAACATTGTGATAAAGGCAAATTTATGAATAAAGATTTGGAAGTAAAAAACTATGAAATGACAGAACATATATTTCCAGAAATAAAATTTAGAAGAGGATTCTGTAATCCTTGTTTAAAAGATTGTGACTTTTCAATTATTGAACAGAAACTAAATGCGGAAGAAAAATTTAGAAATCAATGAATACCAATCCAAAAATAATATCATTAGAATTTATAATAAAACATGGGGAAATCAAATAAAGCACAGAAACAGAGTAAAAATATCTTAACACAGCTACTTATTTATTTACACAATAATGTTCAAGCAGTAAACAACAGTAAGATTTTTGCTGGATTAATGATTATAACATTAAATATTGTTTCCAAATTTGCTAATTTTAAGCTTAGTAAAACATTAGAATCATATTTTAAGTTTACCTTTAGTAGACAAATATTAGTATTCGCCATAGCATGGATGGGTACACGTGATATTTATATAGCATTGATTATAACCATTATTTTTGTAATAATAACAGAATATTTGTTCCATGAAGAAAGTAGTTTTTTTATTTTATCTGAAGAATTCAGAGACCACCATATTTCGCTGTTAGAAAACGAAACAGAAAAGATTACTGATGAAGACATACAAAAAGCAAAAAATATTCTTAAAAAAGCCAAAGAACAACAGTTGATTAAAGAAGAAGAGGAATTTACAGGAATGAAAATTTAATATTTGTATATTGTAGATACTATTTATGTCAGAAACAGAAATAAAACCTGTAGAATTAAAAGTAACATTAGTAACAAATATACCTGGTTCAATTGACTCAAAAAATAGGACAAATGATTATGAAAAGGATATTTTAACATTTAGCACACTAAATAACCCGGATTTGAAAATAGAGCAGAAAATTAGACCTACTAAATATCCGTACTTCACTTATCAGGTAAAATATGAAGAGTCTATATTAAGCGCATTACCATATCCTAGTATTGTGAAAACATTTTTTGTGTTAGAAAAATTCATGGATAGATTTGGAAATTATACCGATTTCATACCAAGATACACCCCCAAAAAAAAAGATGATGAATCCGCAGAACAATATAAAGAGACATTAGAGAAATATTTTGCCACTAGGAAACAAAACATTAATAATAATGTTATGTTAATGATTAGATATTTATTACCAACTAGGTTTCCTGTTGTAAATAATCATTTCAGTTCATACGAACTATTGAAAGGAATAGATAAAATGAATACGTTATTTTATAATCCGTTGAGTCAACATAATAACACTTACTTAAATTTATCTAGTGGAAAATATACACTTAAAAAGGTGATATGGTTAAATGACTTTTTAAACCAACCTGACTATAGAAGAGAATTATTAAATGAAGAAGAC